CCCCATTGCCTTCCGTGTTGGCGGCAATGGGCAGGTAATCACATCCCCTGTTATTACCCCCATCTCCGCTGGTGCCATTGGTAGCTTCCAAGTGGCGGACCCAAGCCAAGCCGCCCCCTCTGGTTTTTACTACAGGGTCGTTATATCTGACGCTTCGGGTCAAACCGTTGCCAAGTACACCGATGTCGTGGTCTCTGGTCCTACGTGGTCTCTTGATTCCTACATCCCGACCACGACGACAATCCCGCCTGCTGGCGGAACCGTCAATGGTCCGGTTGCCTTCACTGGCGAAGTCACGGTACAGACCCCGGTCATTGCTTCCGACGCCGCAACCAAAGGTTATGTCGATACCGGACTAGCAACCAAAGTCCCGACCACCACAACGGTAAATGGTCATTTACTTTCCGGCAACGTCACTGTGAGCGCCTCTGACCTGACCACGGGCACCCTGCCCCATGCTCAACTTCCTGCATTGGTTTCTAGCGATATCCCTGCAAACGCCGCCAACACTTCTGGCAACGCCGCTACTGCCACAAACGTCGCCTACAGTGGGCTGACCGGGACAGTTCCAACCTGGAATCAGAACACCAGCGGTACCGCTGCTGGGTTGTCAGCCAACATTACTGAGTCTCAGGTCACCAGTCTCGTCACCGACCTCGGCAACCGTGCGCTGACTTCCACCACAGTAAACGGACATGCCTTATCGGCCAACGTCACGGTATCTGCCAGCGATCTCACCACGGGTACATTACCCCATGCTCAGTTACCAACCTTAGTTTCAGGTGACATCCCGAACAATGCCGCTAATACGAGCGGTTCGGCAGCTACAGCAACCAATGCTCTGTCATTGGGCGGCAACCTAGCCAATACTTACGCACCGTTAGCCAGCCCAACCTTCACCGGAACGGTGACGGCACCAACAGTAAACGTCACGTCAGCTATACAGATTGGCGGCTCGGTTGGTTCCAGTGGTCAGGTACTCCGATCCAACGGCACCACTACTTCGTGGGCAACCCCCTCTGGTAGTGGCGGCTCCATACTCTATTCTTACGCTGGCACTACAGACACCGTTGCTGCTCCCGCTAATACGACTACAAGCTTTGCCACGAGCTACACGATTCCAGCCAGCACAATAGTAGCTACCACTCTGTTACGGGTTACATTCACTTTCAGTATGACTGTTTCTGCGTCTGCACCGGCGGAATCGTTTCGGCTAACCCTCGGAGGGGTGCAAGTTTACTCCGCCTTCGCTGTCTCACCAACAACAACAATGACAGGCGGTACAGGCGGCATTTCGTTCCTTATTCATGGCACTGCTGCGGCAGGGTCGAGTGTTGCAGTTATCACAAGCCCACTCGTTGCTCCGGGTGCTGCAACCGGAAACATAACCCCGTTCAACTACAGCGTGGTTGCTCCATCTCAACTTGTCGCCACTAACGGTACGCTTGTTATTCAACCACAGTTCTTTAGCAATGCCGCAACGGCTGGAAATAGCCTGACACTAAATCAAATGCTTGTTGAGGTTCTAGTACCATAGCCGCCCGCACAAAAATCACGCCAGAGCTAATCAGGAAGCTTACCCCCGACGCCCGAGCCCAGCTACGCCGCCGCTGCCAGACCGACCTCTATTTCTTGTGCAAGGAAGTATTTGGAATCCCGCTGAACGAGCGTGTACACCGTCCTATGACTGAGCATTTTGTTCAGAAGAATCCTGACCTACCATTTGCCGACCAGTCGCCCATTAAGCAGCGTCTTCTACTGGCTCCCCGCAATACGATGAAGACCAGTATAGACGAAGTGAACCTCGTTCAATGGTTTCTTAGCTTCCCCGGTATCCGCATTCTACTGCTAACGGGAACACAAAACCTTGGCGAGCGCATGGTTGCCAAGTGTACGAGCTATCTTCAGCACGAGTGCATAAGGCTTCTATTCCCCGAGCTTGGCATCCCCGACCCCAGTATCCATTGGGGGTATACGAATGAGTTTACGATTCCCAACCGCCCCACCGATTGGCGGGAACCTTCGCTTTCAAACTCCACCATATCCAGCGCCAAGGCTTCAGGTCACTACGAATGCTTGGTGCTGGATGATACGGTCGGAGATACCAATAGCAAGACCCCCGACCAAATCCAAAAGGTTATAGACTGCTACGCCGATGCCCTTTATCTGCTCGAACCTGACAGCTATGTCGATGTCATCGGTACTCGTTGGGAATCTAATGACCTTTACGGCGAACTACTCAAGCGGGAAGAAGACTTAGTTGCGGCTGGGGAACCACTTGCCTTACAAGTTTGCAAGATGGCGGCATGGAAACTCAAACAAGGCGTCATCCTGCAACAGAATGATTACGGCGCTCCCATCATGCACGCCGAGGATGTTGAGCTTCTTTACCCTGACCGCCTGAAGTTTAGCATGTTGAATAAGCAGTACCGGGCGAATCCATACGCCTTCTCCTGCCAGCAGCTTAACCAACCAGACCCGCTGATTGAGGCTTTGCAGGCATCGTTCCCACTGGACATGCTGCTGCGGCACAAGCTGCCCTATGACAGTCTTCCCTACACGGGCAAGAAGTACATTTGCTGGGATTTGTCCGGATACTCGCAGAGAGCCGGAAACGATTACACATGTGGCGTGGTTGGCATCGTTGACGACCAACACCGCCTTTTCGTGCTCGATATTATCCGTGGTCGATACAACCCCGTTCAGCAGGCGAGCGCAATAGTCGAAGCCGCCAAGCAGTGGCAGCCTGAGACCACAATCATTGAGGATGCCCAAGGCGCTCGTGCCTTGGAGCCTACCGTTGTACGCACGGCGCAAGAGTGCCGGGTTAATTGTCCGATCATGTGGGCATCACCGCCAAGGTTCAAGGATGCAAAGAAAACCCGTATCGGGTTTTTGGCCACCATGCTTCGTTCCGACCGCCTTTGGTTCGCCAATTATGTCGATGGGCTCAAGTATTTGTTTGAAGAGCTTACCGCTTATCCCTATTCCCGCCACGATGACGTTTCCGACGCACTATCGATGTTGGTGCTGCATGTCGGCGATCTGACAGGTCTTACCACACCCGCCGCCCCAAAGATAGACCATGTTGAATTAAGGCGACGGGCTTTTGAACACATGTTATTCGACGATACGACCCCCGTAACTTCCGCTACTGGTAATCAGTCCGGCTTACTCGGTATGTCGCTACTTCGCTAACAAATTCATATACCGAGTCCTTTTATATGGCACTGATTGACCAACCGCACGTCTCTGTAAACGCCCCCATTACCCCCGATGAAATCAAGATAGGCGGTATCCCGACCGATTCTGGCGCTCTCAAGCTGGTTTGCCAAGACTACCAGCGTACCGAGGAATGGCTGCGGAGCAAGCAATGGGCTTTGCGCTGGTCCTTTTCGCAGCTCATGTACGAGCCCATGATTACCAATAACACATGGGAAGGGACCGACGTACCCCGAGCCAACGTCAATTTCTACACCGTTGCTAAACACGTCCAGAGCATCTTGCCCCAAATTATGAACGGGCTGTTTGCCGATGACCCGCCATTTTCCCTAACCCCCAGACCCTCAGTAACCGAAGACACCGCCCGTGCCGTCAGTGCTTTGCTGCATTTCCAGCTTGAAGATTGCGGTTTCCGGGAAGAAATCAGAATTGGCGTCAGGGATTGCCTCACCTTTGGCACCGGCATATGGAAATGGTCATGGCAGAGTTTCACCCGCAAGGATGAGATTTACCACCGTAGTAAAGACCCCATCACCATTAAGTCCGACGTTCCCGGCTTGCCGGATACCACGTTGCACACAACCGAGTCCGACACGATTGAAGTTGAGGAAATAACCGAGAACATTGATAAGCCGTTCCTAGAAAACTGCGACCTGCGGGAAGTCTTTGTTGATCCTTCGCTCCGCTATCCGGATATTCGCAAAGCGAATTTTGTCATTCACCGCATGAAGTTGAATGCGGAGGAATTGGAAGACCTTCGCAATTATGAAGGCTATGAAATCCCCCCGAAGGAAGAGCTACACGACCTGCTCTTTCCGCCCGAAGAGAAAGCTCCGGTTGGGTTACTGGAAGCGCAGAGGATTGCACCTAACTTCACACACCAAGCCGCCAGCCGTGACCAAAAGAACACGGTTGACCCCACTTTCGATGATAGTAAATTCGAGCTACTGGAGCGCTGGGACAAAAACAAAGTAATTACGGTCCTGAATCGGAAATTAGTTATCCGCAACGAGCGTAACCCATTTGGAAGACTGCCGTTTGAAAGCGTTACTTGGTACGACGTTCCCAATTCCTTCTATGGTCTGGGCATCGGAGTCACCCATGCATTTGAGCAGCTAATCCAGAAGGGCTTGACCGAAGCCCACTTGGATGAAGTCTTTTTCAACCTGAATCTGCCCATCCTTATTCAGCAAGGCAAGAACGTTCCTGTCCAAAA